CCGGTAACGCCGAATGGTGGTAATATCGCCATCACTTGGAACGCAAGTGGTATCTTCGCGCTTTAATTGTAGGAAGTAGGCTATGGCCGATAACATTGGATATACTCCCGGCTCAGGCGCAGTCGTTGCTGCGGATGACGTTGGTGGTGTCCTTTACCAACGTATCAAACCTGCCTTTGGGGCGGACAATACCGCTGTCGATGTGTCGGCTGATACCCCCCTGCCTGTCACTGACGAGCATCTTCAGTTATTGCTCGTCCGTATGCTCAATGCGCTCAACGCGCCGCAGGGCTATGATAAGGCGCAGCAGCGCCAGCGCGGTACGATTGTTGTTGAAAGTGGCACGGTCACGACTGTCAGTACGGTCACAACGGTAGCCAACATGGCAGCTATCGACAGTTTGCAAGGCCGTATCCAAGTCTACGGCGCTAACCTCTCTGCGTGGGCCGACACCACTCGCGCTTGCATTACGTAAGGATTACTCATGGCTAACACGTTCAAAAAAGTCATTGATAGGCAGATGTGGGCGCAGGTTGCGCCAGCGCCAAACGCTACTAGTGCTGGTCAAGCTATATGCGCTGATATGCGTAACACGGTGGACCGCAACCCGTTCGCTTACCAGCTTGCAGGGTCAACAACCCTTAACCGCTTCAACATCATTACCAAGGCTTGGAACCTCATAGGTACACCTGCCCTTGCTGGTACGTTTGGTGCAGGTACGGCAACGGTCTTCGCCCCGTCGCTCGGCCTTCGTGGGACGCTTGCCGCTGGCGCGACCTCTACCAGTGTTGTAATTTCAACTGCGTTCCCAACTGCTGTCGGCCTTAATATGTTGGCTAGTCGCGGCGGTTCGGGCGAGTACGGCTTCAAAATCCGCATCATTGGCGCAGCTTCGGGTAAGACGGAAGAACGCTGGATTGTCGGCAACACTATAGGCACGACCCCAACAATCACACTTGCTGCGGCGCTGACGTTCACCCCAGCGTCGGGCGACGCTTACGAAATCCTATCTGGCCGCGTGTTCATGCTTAACGCTGGTGTTCTGGCCGCTGGTTCGTGGCGCTCGTTTGAGACGGCCACAAACAACTTCGCCACCAACACACAGACCAACCTTCCCGCAACAGTCGGTACGGACAGCTCGATCATCGCGCTTGACGAGCAGTATGTGCCATACGACATGAAGCCGGGTGAAGGTCTGGTTAAGGGCACGTTTGTGTATGATACCACCAGCGACTTGGACGCGCTATCGGCAACGGCGGCAACATCTACAACGCTCACAGGTCAGGCTACAGGCGGCGATGCCGTCGTTGTGGCTAACGAATATCGCAACTTCCAACTGCGCATTGTGCAGGACTTGGTAAACCCGACTGCTGTGGGCCAACGCCGTGCTATCGCGTCGCATACTGCTGGTGCATCGCCTGTCTACACCATTGGTGCGGCGTGGACGGTAACTCCTTCGATATCTGCAAAGTACGTCATTGAGAACCCCAACCTGATCTTGGTGCGTTCAACCGCCACGACTACGGTTTACACTTACAACTACGCCGGTACGTCCTACGCCAACGGCACCACGACACTTGCTGCCGATACTTGGTCAACGACCCTGTTCGGTGTGGCTCCTGCTGCCAACGCCGCTGGTGGTATGTGGATGCAGTCGTTTGGTATCCAGCCAGACGGACCACGCAACGCCCGTCATTCGTTCTGCTACTTCTTCCGTGGCGGCGCTCAGACACTGGACGTTCTTGATATTGCGGGCGGCGTCAACGGCACTTGGACAGGCGCGGTTGTCTATGATGGCGCTGTCACGCTGACCACTGGTACTACTGGCTGCTACTCGCCGTATGGGGAAGAAGGTCGGATGTTCTACATGAACGTCTACACAGCCTCGGCAATCAACCAGATATTCCGCTTCGACGTTGAGAACCGCGTGCTTTCGCCCTACACCCCGACCGACTTCCTACAGTCAGGTACGGCGGCTGTTGGTGGGCGCATGGCGGCTTATGCAGCTATCGATGGCGCGGATAAATATGATGTGGTATTGCTGGTGTCGCACCTCTCGTCTGTATCACAAGAGCTTATCGTTCTAGTCTAAAGGAGGCTGGGTTGACCGTACAGGACCACATTACGCTACAGCAAGCCCTGATAGCAACGCTAAACGGTAAAATTAGTACCGCCCGTGCGCTTGGTGATGTCCAGCGTCTGGCCACCCTTGAAACTGAACTAGCGGCAGCAGAAAAAACGCTGGAGCGGTTACAGGCAGCATAAGCCGTGCTGCTAACCCTTCTTAGTTTCCAACAGACAGGGGCGGTAACCCTTCTCCCACCGCTTACTGTAAACACGAATGTGTTCTACGCGCCGACCGTCTCGGCGGATTATACCCTTGCGCCTGCGCTCTTCACCAACACGAACACGTTCTACGCAGCCACGGTCACGCAAGTCGGCCCCACGCAGACACTTACGCCCGATCTGTACGCCAACACGAATGTTTTCTACGCCGCCAATGTAGCCACGAGCTACACGCTTACACCTGCGCGGTACGACAACACGAACGCTTTCTACGCAGCTAGTGTATCTACCTCAAACACGCTCACGCCTGCGCTCTACACCAACACGAACGTATTCTACGCAGCCACTGTGGTTCAAGAGCAGACCCTTGTGCCTGCGCTGTATGCCAACACGAACGTATTCTACACGGCCAATGTATCTACCTCAAACACGCTCACGCCTGCGCGTTATGACAATGTCAACGTGTTCTACTCGGCCACTGTGGCCCAAGAGCAGACCCTTACACCCGCGCTCTATACCAACACGAATGTGTTTTACACAGCGGCGGTCAGCGCCAGCTACACCCTTACGCCCGCGCGATACGACAACACGAACGTATTCTACTCGGCAACGATCACGCCCGGCGCTGTTACGCTCACCCCTGCGCTGTACACCAACACGAATACATTCTACGCGGCGACGGCCACCTCGGTAAACCCAGTAGAACCCGCGCGCTACGACAACACGAACGCATTCTACTCTGCAGTAATCGTGCAGACGGATCGGCAGATCGAACCGACGCTGGTCGTCAATGCAAACGTGTTCTTCGGCGCGTATCTACTGAGTTTCCCTCCCGCAGATTTCAAGCAACCGTGGGCGCGCCAGCCGATGCCACCCCCCGAAGAGCAACCTCGCGGAGCATTTCAGATCACGGAAACCCCGCGTCAGCCAATGCCCCTCACCCAAACCCCGCGTCAGCCTTTCAATTTAAGTGTGTAGTTTACAGCGAGGCAAGTCTCTGGTATCAGGGGTGCGCCAGAATTGCTTGCGCCAGTACGCAAGCTGCTGCCCTGAACAAGCGAGCATAACGTAATGGCCTATTCAAACACAGTATCGCAGACGGTTTTCGACACGCGGCGCGTGATCGACAACGCTATTCGTAGATGCAAATTGTCGGCGCAGCAGATCACCGCCGAGCACATCGACATAGCCAACGACCAGCTATATCTGTTCCTGTCGGACTTGGCCAACCAAGGCACGCCGCTCTGGTGCATCCAGCGCACCATATACCCCATCTATAACGGGCTGGCCCAACTCACGACGTACGAAGGCACCGTTGACATTCTGAACAGCAACTTGCGGACCTTGCAGCAAGTCTCAGGTATGAACGTCGAACAGCCAACCTTCCGCCTGACGGACTTCACGACGGACACCATCGTGACGACGGTCGGCATCAAGTGGTCCGGCACTGCCGTACCCATCGTCCTGCAGCGGAGCGACGACAACGTGACGTGGACGACCGTGCAGACCGAGACGCCGAACGCAACGGCTGGCACGTGGACTTGGTTCGACCTCGCCACGGTGGTCGCGTCGCGTTACTTCCGCATCCTCGCCTCCAGCGGCACGCTGTCTTACTCTCGCGTCTACATGGGTAACACGCCCACGGAAATCCCACTGGCGCGCATGAACCGCGACGATTACACCAACCTGCCCAATAAGGCGTTTCTGTCCAACAGGCCGCTACAATTCTGGCTCGACCGCCAGTCACTCTCACCAGTCCTGAACCTGTGGCCGACACCCAACGCCGAGGCCGAGGTGCAGCAGATCGTCGTCTGGGCGCAGCGTCAAATTATGGACGTAGGCACCATGACGCAGGAGGTCGAAGTGCCTCAGCGTTGGCTTGAGGCCATTGTTGCGGGCTTGGCGGCCAAAATGGCGCTTGAACTGGTCGAAGTTGACGCCAGCATGATCCCACTACTCGACCAAAAGGCAGCCTCGGCCTTGTACATCGCGCAAATGGAAGAGCGCGACAACAGTCCGATGATGATCGCCCCCAACATTTCGCCGTACACGCGTTAAAATCATGGCTGTTGAAGGATACATCAACACCATCGGGCGAAATCACCTCGGCATCGGCATTTGTGACCGCTGCAAGCGTAAATTTCCCATTGATGACCTGTATAGTGACCACAATATACCGGGTCTGAAGGTCTGCATCGACGACGTGGACGAATATGACCCATATCGCGAGCCTGCGCGCCAGCCAGAGGACATCACACTGCGCTTTCCGCGCCCAGACGTGGCGCTGGACGGCTGATGCCCCGCTATCTCAACACACGCGGCCACACGACGCTGGCAATCGGCATATGCGGACGCTGCTCAATCAAGATGCCGCTGGACAAGTTGCTGCCCGACCCGAATTACCCCGGCCTGTTGGTCTGCGAGAAGGATCAAGACCAGTACGACCCGTATCGCCTCCCCGCTCGCCAGCCGGACAACATTCTGCTACCATTCTTGCGCCCCGATGCACCCCTCGCGACAAATCCGGCGGGCTTCATCGCGCAGAACGAAGAGCAATTTCTCATTACCGAGGACAACGACGACTATCTGATCTTTTTTGAGGATGATGAGTTTTGAGTGTTCCAACCAACCTAATCCCGACAAAGCTCACCGGCCTCCAAGAGTATCTGGGGTCGAGCACACTCGGCTACCTGCCGTATGTGTTAGAAGGCATCACGTACAAGGTTCAGTTCGCGAACATCGCCGCAGTCGGCGCGGTGCCGTCCACGCGTCAAATCAACACAGGTAGCGGTCTGGGTGGCGGCGGAGACCTGTCTGCCAACCGCACGCTCTTCATCCTACCGAGCGGCGTCAATGACAGCATGCTGACCGCCACAGGCGTTACGGCTGGCTCTTACGGCGCGGCCGACAGCGTGCCCGTCCTCACGATCAATGCACAGGGGCGCGTCACTGCCGCGACCTTGGCACCGATTGTCTTACCAAATTACGTCCCAACCAGCCGCACAATCACGGCTGGCGCGGGTCTGACGGGCGGTGGAGACCTCTCTGCCAACCGTTCCTTCGCCGTAAACTTTTCAAGCACAACGCCTGAGCCTCTCGGTCCCGGATCACCCGGCGTCTCGACTGTTGCCGCGCGTGAAGATCACGTCCACCCTGCGGTGGACCTGAGCGACACCACGGAAACTCAAGGCGTGCTCCCCTTGTCCCGTGGCGGCACCGGCAACAGTCTGTCTCCTGTTGTCGGTGCCATCGCATATTCCAGCAATGACAAGCTGTACCTTACACCCACATCAGGCAGCGTCGGTCAGGTTCTGACCTCAATAGGTGGCACTGGCGCACCAATTTGGACGACCCTGACGGGTACGGGCACGGTGACCAGCGTCAACTTAACGGCAGGCACTGGCATCAGCGTCTCTGGCGGGCCGATCACCACTTCAGGCTCAATCAACGTCGTCAACACCGCGCCCGACCAGATCGTGTCGTTGACCGGCGCGGGCACGACTGTTGTTACGGGCACGTACCCTAGCTTCACAATCACGTCGAACGACAGCGCATCGGGCACGGTGACGTCCGTCGCCGCATCTGGCGGCACGACTGGCCTTTCGTTTACAGGCTCGCCGATCACGACGTCGGGCACACTTACGCTCGGCGGCACACTGGCCATTGCAAATGGCGGCACTGGCGCGACAGACGCAGCCACCGCCCTAACGAACTTAGGTGCGTATCCCGCGAGTAACCCTTCGGGCTTCACATCTAACGTAGGTACGGTGACGTCAGTCTCAGGCACCGGCACAGTCAGCGGCCTGAGCCTGAGCGGCACAGTGACGTCAACAGGTTCGCTGACACTCGGTGGGACGCTTGCCGTCACTGCCTCTAACTTTGCGTCGCAGACGGCCAACACGGTCCTTGCCGCGCCAAACGGCTCTGCGGGCGTGCCGACGTTCCGCGCCATCGTCGCGGCTGATATACCGACGCTCAACCAGAATACGACCGGCACGGCCTCGAACGTCACTGGCGTTGTCGCTATCGGCAATGGCGGCACAGGCGCGATCACTGCGCCTGCGGCCATAACTGCGCTTGGTGCGACGACGGTTGGCGGCAACTTCTTCACACTGGCCAATCCTACCGCGATCACGTTCCCCCGCATCAACGCCGACAATACTGTTTCGGCTCTCGATGCGCCTACGTTCCGCACGGCTATTGGCGCTGGCACAAGCTCCACAACGGGCACAGTTACGTCCGTTGGCGGCACAGGCACAGTGTCAGGTTTGACGCTTACTGGGACGGTAACAACAACCGGCAACCTAACACTTGGCGGAACGCTCGTTGTCGCTGCCTCCGACTTCGCGTCGCAAACAGCAAACACATTTTTAGCTGCCCCTAACGGATCGGCGGGCACTCCGACGTTCCGTGCTATCGTCGCGGCAGACGTGCCGACGCTCAATCAGAACACGACGGGCACTGCCTCAAACGTCACTGGCGTTGTCGCCATCACCAATGGCGGGACGAACGGCAGCGCCACTCCCACCGCCGGAACTGTCGCCTATGGCACAGGAACGGCATACGCATTCACTACGGCTGGAACTACACGTCAAGTTCTGCTATCTAATGGTTCATCTGCGCCGTCTTGGGGCGGCATTGACGGAGGTACTTTTTAATGTCTGCTACAAACTTCACGCCCATACAACTCTATCGCACTAGCACGGCGGCGGCTGTCCCGACCTCTGGCAACCTTGCTGCGGGTGAGCTTGCCATCAACCTGACCGACGAGGCGTTGTACTTCAAGAATGCAGGCGGTGTGGTCACGCTGCTCGCAGACAGCTCCGGCGCTCTAGGCTCTGTCACTTCTGTCGCTGTTAGCGGTGGCACAACGGGTCTTACCACGTCGGGCGGCCCGATCACCAGCAGCGGGACGATCACGCTTGCTGGTACGCTTGGCGTGGCTAACGGCGGCACAGGCACAGCCACTGCCTTCACCTCTGGCTCCGTCGTGTTTGCTGGCGCATCTGGCGTATATACACAGGACAACGCTAACCTGTTTTGGGATAACACCAACGACCGGCTGGGGATTGGTAACGCTACACCCAGCTATAAGTTGGAGGTTACTGGCGACGTTCGCCTTGGCGGTGGCGGTGATCTCCGTATTAGCTCCGCGAGCGGCACGACCACTCCTACCGGAGATAGTCAGATTTTCAACGACGCCAATAACATGATTTTCACAACGGGTACGACAGCCGCCGAACGTATGCGCATCGACAGCAGCGGTAACGTCGGGATTGGCACCACTTCGACGGGTAGTAGGTTGACTGTCAGTGGTACGGTTAACTTCACAGGGGCGCTAACATCTGGCGACCTCGCTGACGCTGTTGGCTACAAGGGCCTGCCGCAGAACGCACAGACATCGACTTACACTTTGGCCTTGGCAGACCAAGGAAAACACGTATTTGCAACCTCTGCGGCGTTCACCATAACAATACCTACAAATGCGAGTGTCGCGTTTCCTGTCGGAACAGAAATAACAATCTTTGTTGGTGACGCAGTAAAAACTCTTGCGCCTGCTGGTGGTGTTACGCTTATTCTCGGCGGCACGGCTCTTACAGGAAACCGCACATTAGCCATTAACTCTGTAGCAACATGTATCAAGTTGCAGACAGATACTTGGGTTGTTTCGGGTGCGGGTGTAACCTGATGACGGGCGCAGATTACGCCAAACTCGTCCCGATGCTTATCAAGGAATTACAATCAGTGCGGGCGCGTCTCGCACAACTAGAAGGAAACTAAAATGGCTATTACTAACACTTGGTCGGTCGTGCAATTAGACGCATACCCAGAACTGGACGGCGAGACAGATGTAGTATTCACCGTTCACTGGAGGCTTGATGGTACCGACGGCACCTACAGCGGTAGCGTATATGGCTCGTTCAGCGTTTCGCTCGACGAAGGCAGCGCGTTCACACCATACGCCTCGCTCACTCAAGCGCAGGTCCTTGGCTGGGTGCAAGACGCACTTGGTGAAGAGCAAGTAGCCGCATACGAAGCAAATGTGGCGCAGCAGATTGCTGACCAGCAAGACCCACCTGTTGTCACGCCACCATTACCTTGGAGCGAATAATATGGAAATCAATCTTACCTTAAACGTCGATGAGATCAACGCCGTCCTGCACACGCTTGGCAATCTGCCTACGTCTTCGGGCGCGTGGCCTCTTGTCGTGAAGATCAAGCAGCAGGCCGAGGCCCAACTGCCCAAGGAAGAGGAAACCGCCGAGTGATCGAGGAACTCATCAGCCGCGTGTTCTACGCGCGGAACGTGGCTCACTTTGAGCACTGGCGTGCGAAGGGCGACGGCAGCTTCGCAAAGCACATGGCGCTGGGCGACTTCTACGACGATGTCATAGATGCCGTCGACAAGCTCGTAGAAGCCTACCAAGGCGCATTCAGCCTCATCGGGAACATACCAGCCCCGAAGGTGACTGAACGTGACGTGCTGAAGCTCCTAGAGGCTGACGCGGACTGGATCGAGGAAAATCACGAGGCTATTTGCAAGGGAAACCGCGCGGTAGCAAATTTAATCGACGGTGTCACAGAAGTGTATCTAACTACCGTCTATAAGCTGCGAAACTTGAAGTAAGATGACCAACATGTCTGAAGATGTTTTCACGGTTAAACTTGATGCACTGCACAAGGATGTGGGCGAGGTGAAGACCGCGCTTAACAAGCTGTCGGACGCAATTACGAAACTCGCCCTTGTCGAGCAGCAGCAGGGGCAAACAGCCGCCGCGTTGGAGCGGGCATTCAAGACCATCAGCAAGGTCGAGGAAGGTATGACCAACGAATTAAATGCACTTGATGTGCGAGTGACAATTGTTGAGAAGGCGCAGCCGAAGTACAATAGCGCCGCTGTATGGGTTGACCGGGCATTGGTTGGCCTTGCAGGCGCAGGCATGGCTCTCTTGGCAAAGGGCATTTTGTAGGGAGACGCAAGATGAGCATTATACTCGGACCTCGGTCACTGGCACGTCTTGAGGGCGTACACCCAGACCTCGTCCGCATCGTGAAGAAGGCTGCCGACATATCGGACCTAGACTTCACCGTATTGGAAGGCCTGCGCACGATTGAGAGGCAGAAGCAGCTAGTGAAACAGGGCGCGTCGAAGACGATGAACTCACGCCACATCACTGGCCACGCGGTTGATCTGGCACCAATGATCGACGGTAAGATATCTTGGGACTGGCCACTCTACCATAGGCTGGCCAAGACAGTAAAGGCCGCTGCGGCGGTTGAGAGATTACCGCTCCAGTGGGGCGGTGATTGGCGTACGTTCAAGGACGGCCCACACTGGGAACTGCCTTGGTCGTTTTATCCGAAGGAGAAGTAACATGAAAATCGTATCTTGGTTACTAAATCGTTTGAAAGAGCCTAGCACATACGCAGGCTTCTCTGGCATCGCACTGGCGTTCGGCCTGTCCGCTGAAGAGTGGGGCACCGTCTACACGGCAGTCGCCGGTTTGGCTGGCCTTGTCGCCATGCTCTTGTCCGACGCACCTGCCGAGGTGGCAGAGTAATGAAGTTCCTGATGACCCTGCTGGGTGTCCTGAACAAGCTGTTAGGCGCTTGGGCGGAGCACCGTTGGAAGCGGCAGGGTCGTCAGGAAACCATCAAGGAGATGAACGATGCCATCAATCGTCAAATCGAACTGGGCGAGGCTGCTATTATCAATCCTGACCCTGAGCGCACTGAACGGCTGCGCGACCGTTTCGACCGTTCCCGTAAATAGTTATTGCGCTATTGCAAAACCCATATCCTACGACGCAAAGCAAGACACGCCCGAGACGGTAGCGGAAGTAGAGCTGCATAACGGTGTCTTTGTTTGTCTTTGTGAGCAGGATTGCCCGAAAGGCAAGTAAATGCCGAAAGCATTGTCAATAGACGAGAAGCTGTACGATTACTGTACGCCTCGCCAGCGCGAAATCTTAGAGGCCATAGACCGTCTTGGCAGCGCCAAGGCGGCCTCTATCGAACTCAACATGAATATGGGTGGGGCAAGCGAAACCTACCTAAATGTACAGCGTAAGGCCGCAAAGAAGGGCTATTCGCCCGAACACAACTTCACGCGGCCAGTGCCCGACGGTTTCATCGCCAAGGGCGTGTCGACCTACTACGACAAGGAGGGCAAGCCCACAGGCCAGTGGGTCAAGGCGTCTATCGACGCGGCTCGGCAGCAGGAGATGTTCGCCGCCGCCGTCAACGCAATGGCGAGCACTTTGCCGCGCCTCGATCCAATCATCGCGCCAGAACAGTTCAATGCCGACTTGCTGACGCTGTACACGCTGACCGACGCGCACATCGGTATGCTTGCATGGCACCGCGAGGGTGGGGCCGACTGGGACTTGACCATTGCGGAGGCAGTCATTGTCGGCTGCTTCGAGCAGATCATAAAGTCCTCACCAGACAGCGAGACAGCCGTCCTGAACCAACTCGGCGACCTCCTGCACTATGACGGCCTGTCCGCCGTCACACCCACCAGTGGGCACGTCCTCGACGCCGACGGGCGCTTTACCAAGATGGTCGAAGTCGCCGTACGCGTACTGCGCCGCATAATCAACATGCTGCTGGCCAAGCACGCCAAGGTCCACATCATCCTCGCCGAGGGCAATCACGACATGGCGTCGTCTGTGTGGCTGCGCACGATGTTCAAGGCGCTGTATGAGAACGAGCCGCGCATCACCGTCGACGACAGCGCGCTGCCGTATTACGCCTACGAGTTCGGCGAAGTCATGCTGACCTTCCACCACAGCCACTTGAGGAAGTTTGGCGCGATGCGTGAGATCATCCCCGCCATGTTCGCCGAGATATGGGGCCGCACGAAGAAGCGCTACTGCCACACAGGGAACTACCACCACACCAAGGAGGAGAGCCAAACAGGCCTCACGGTTTTCCAGCACCCGACACTGGCCGCACGAGACGCGTATGCCTCTCGCGGCGCGTGGTTCTCGGACAGGGAAGTGTGTTCGATCACGTACCATAAAAAGTTCGGGCAGGGTATGCGGGTCTACGCTTGCCCTGAGATGTTGGATGCCGTATGATGGGTGCGGGTTTTCTGGTGCGTAAAACGTAAAAAACTGGTATAGGGGCGCGTTATGGCCACCAATATGACATTTACTACACTGAAGCAGGATGTGCAGCGCTACCTTGAGCGCGGCAACACACTCGCCTCCGACCCCATTGTCTTTGAGCAGATACCGCGTCTGATCAACCTCGCCGAGCGCCGCATCGCCCGCGAACTGAAAGTCGAGGGCTTCATCAACGTCGTGACTGGCACGCTCGCCGTGGGCCAGTCTGTATACCCCAAGCCCGACCGCTGGCGCGACACAGTGTCGATCAACATCGGCACAGGCGCTACGTTCAGCAACCGCAAAATCGTATTCGCCCGCGTCTATGAGTATCTGCGGTCCTATTGGCCAGACCCCTTGCAGACGGACATGCCCCTCTTCTACAGCGACTATGACTACAGCCACTGGCTATTCGCGCCGACACCAGACGCAGAGTATCCATTTGAAATCCTATACTACGAGCTGCCGCCGCTACTCGACGAGGTTGTGCAGACGAACTGGATTACCGAATACGCCCCGCAGCTCTTGCTCTACGGCACGCTGGTTGAGGCGACACCGTTCCTCAAGAACGACGAACGCATCCCAGTTTGGCAGAGCATGTACGACCGCGCGGCGGCAATGTTGAACGGCGAAGACCTCGCCAAAATCCTAGACCGATCCGCCGTGCGCAAGGAGGCGTAAGAGTTATGTCCAACACGTTTACACAGGTCTTCGGTGGCACGACAATCTACCCGTCGGACGTCTCCTACCTGCCGCTCGCGCTCACCGCCGACACGACCCTTGAGTGGCCGCTTGAGAGCAGCACGGCTGAGTATCCCGTCGCCCGTATTATCGACGTGACACCGACGGGCACATTCTCAATCATCATGCCGCCCGCCGATCAGACTGGCACCGGCCAGACAGTTCTGTTCAACAACCTTGGGCCGCAGACTGTCACCGTCAAGAACAGCGTGGGCGCTACGCTCCTGTCGATGGCGCAGGGCGAGCAGTGGCAGATATACCTTACCAGCAACACCACGGCAGCCGGTTCGTGGCGTGTGTTCCGCTACGGTGCCGCGACGGCGCAGGCTCAAGCCTCGGCCCTCGCTGGCTACGGCCTGACCGCGACAGGCTCGACACTGTCGCAGTCTACGCCAGTGACGCTACTCAACAGCAACTACACGGCGGGCGCGACTGACCGCGCCAAGGCATTTGTGTGGACCGGCGGCGTTGGCACCTTCACCTTGCTCTCGGCGGTGACGGCAGCAAACGACTACTTCGTTGCGATACGTAACGGTGGCAGTGGTGACGTCACTGTCTCGCCGCAGGGTGCCGAAACTATCAACGGTGGTGCCTCACTCGTCCTACAACCGGGCGACAGCGCGACGCTGATTACAGACGGCTCGAACTGGTTTACTCTCGGCCTCGGCCAAAGTGCAGTCTTCGCCTTCGACTTTACCTCGGTTAATTTGGGTGGCCTGAGCGGCAACTACACGCTGGCTGGCTCGGAACTCAACCGCATCGCCTATCAGTTCACTGGCGTGCTGGCAGGTAACGTCGAGATTATTGTCCCGAATACGGTGCAGCAATACTGGGTGTCCAACACCACAACGGGCGGCTCTTTCACTTTGCGCGTCAGGACCAGCGCCCAGACACCGGGTGTGTTGGTTGCTCGCGGCAGCCGCGCCATCTTGTACAGCGACGGTTCCGAAGTCGTGGACGCCGAGACGGGCGGTATCGCGACGCCAATCGCCGTCGCCGACGGCGGCACGGGTGCGACAACGGCCGGTGCTGCGCTTATCAACCTCAGCGGCACGTCTCTTGGTATTTCCATTTTCACCGCCCCCACAACGGCAACCGTATGGACAGCTTTAGGCCCAGCACAGTCTGGGAATGTTAACGGCGGCACGTTCTAATGCCCGAACAGATTGTCCAGATACAATCAAAGCCCGGCATCAAGCGCGACGGGACGAAGTTTGAGGGCGACCAGTATGTCGACGGGCAGTGGGTGCGCTTCCAGCGTGGCCTGCCGCGTAAGATCGGCGGCTACCGCTCAATCAACAAGTTCCTTCGTGGTCTGCCGCGTGCGCTGCACGAGTACACGCAGGACTTGCTGACATACGTCCACGCTGGGTCGGCCAGCCGTGTGGAGCGCTTCTATATCGACGGCACGAACAACACGAGCGTCATTACCAACCGCACGCCATCGTCGGGTTTCACCGTAGACGCCGCCAACATGTGGCAGTTCGCAACGGCCTATGACACGACGAACGGCAATCAGATTGTCGCGCAAGTCGCGCCGAACCTCAACTGCATATGCAACAGCGACGGCGGCGCGCTCTTCGTCGGCGACCTCCTCGGCACCGCAGTCCTGACGCAAGTCACCACAGTGCCCGCCAACTTCAGCGTCACCGGCGGCGTTGTGTCGCTTCCACCTTACACCTTCGCATTCGGCAATGACGGCTACGCGGCGTGGTCCGTGCCGAACTCGCCAGACGATTTTACAGGCTCTGGTTCGGGCAATGCATTCATCACAGGCCAAAAGATCGTCAAGGCAATGCCACTGCGCGGCGGCCCCGGCAACAGCCCGTCGGGTCTGTTCTGGTCGGCCGACAGCCTCATACGCGGCACGTACATCGGCGGCACGCCAGTGTTCCAATTCGACACCATCAGCTCGCAGTCGTCAATCCTGTCGGCCAACAGCGTCATCGAGTATGACGGCATCTTCTACTGGATCGGGACCGACCGCTTCCTGACGTTCAACGGCGTCGTGCGCGAGGTCGAGAACAACCTGAACCTTAACTTCTTCTTCGACAACCTGAACTACTCGCAGCGCCAGAAGGTGTTTGCGTATAAGGTTCCGCGCTTCGGTGAGATATGGTGGTGCTTCCCGTTCGGTGACAGCACCGAGCCGAACCACGCCGTAATCTACAACGTCCGCGAGAATACGTGGTACGACACCGCACTGCCCAACGGCGGACGCGGTGCGGGCCTCTTTCCTTCCGTGTTCAGCAAGCCGCTCCTGTCTGGCGTTTCGCCGCAAGAGGCTGAAGCCTTCAGCGTTGCGATAAGCGCGGCTGGCTCTGGTTACGCTGTGGGTAACACGCTTTCCGTCGTGGGCGGCATTGGCATGATTACGACCGAGCTGACGGTGACCACGGTCAATGGCTCGGGCGGCATCACCGGCGTCACAGTCACCAACGCGGGACAGTATAGCACCGTTCCGACCAACCCAGTCAGTGTGACTGGTGGTGCTGGCTCTGCCGCGACGTTTAATTTGACATTTGACAACCCGTATAAGTTCTGGGTTCACGAGATCGGCACGGACGAGATCGACGGCCTGACGCTCAACCCGATACAGTCATACTTCGAGACGGCCGACCTGTCACTGCCGGTCACGGCGCAAATCAACAAGTCACTGCAAGTTTTGATGCTTGAGCCAGACTTCGTGCAGAGTGGTGATATGACTGTTCAGGTCATGGGCCGAGCCAACGCCCGTGCGCCTGAAGTCAACGGCACCGTCATGACGTTTGTGGAGAACCCGCAGACGCCGCAGGAGCAGGTCGTCTTCCTCAAGACGCAGCGCCGCGAGTTGCGCTTCCGTTTCGAGAGCAACACCCTCGGTGGTAATTACGAAACTGGATTGATCCTTGCGCACGTCCAGCAGGGCGACAGCACAACTTTAGGCTGATGACAGATATGCTAGACCTTGACATAGATTACATAAAAGAGTGCTTCGTTTACGAGGCATCTTCTGGGTGCTTGTTTTGGAAGCAAAGGCCTTTGCACCATTTTGCCAATTTGGGTGCATACACCACATGGAACGGTAAACATGCTGGAGCAAAGGCTGGTTCACCTAACATC